AGAGTACAATGGTTAGAGGATTTAGGAGTTAGTAGGCATAAATTAGCAAGTAGATGTATTCATGATGAAGCTACTGTACAAGCTATGATTAAAACTAAGAAACAGGTTATAGCTTCTTTAGGCAACTGGGCATTACCAATATTTCCTGAGTATAAGTTTGATTATCTGTATTGTAAGACTAGGCGACAAATATTACAAAATGGATTTAATCATAATGATTTAGCGTGGGCATTAGAGAATGGTCATGCTGGTTTTTCTGATCATACTATAGGTAATCAATATGCTAAAATGGCTATGGATATAGGTGCTAAGATTATAGAGAAACATATTACAATAGATAAAAATGCTGCTGGATGGGATCAACCTGCCAGTGCAGATTACAATGACATGCTAGAGATAGCTAAACACAGGAGGTAGTAATGGCTGAAGGGTATAAGACAGACCCTATCGAGATCAGTCACCTAAACCAAAGCCCATCTGAGAAGCGTGCAGATACTAGGAGTCGCAAGAAGAAAGCTCAGCGTATACGCCACTTATGGCAACAAACAGATCATGGCAAAAGGCAACAGTGGCAAACTAAATCACAGAAGGGGTATGACTTCTTTCTCAACTCACAGTTAACTCAAGAGGAAGAGGATTCGCTTAGGGACGCAGGTATGCCTTCATTTATCATCAATAGGATAACTCCTATTATAGAGACTATGAAGTATTTCTGTACGGCTAACTCTCCTAGATGGAAAGCTGTAGGGGCAGGTGGAGAGGATGCAGATCTTGCTGAAGTACACAATGATATCATAGATTACTGTTGGTATCAGTCAAGTGGCAAGACACTATTCTCAGAGGTTATATTGGACTCTCTTACCAAGAGCAAAGGGTATTTTCATATATATGTAGACCCTGATGCAGACAGAGGTATGGGTGAAGTCAAGTTCGAGAGAGTAGATCCTTATCAAGTATATGTTTCTTCCATGTGCCGTGACTATATGGAACGGGACGCAACCTATCAGATTATAAAGAAAGATCTTCCTAGGGAAGAGGTACTTAAAAAACTACCACAGTTTGAGAAAATAATTAAAAGAGCTAATGGGGAGAGAGATGGTAAAGGTTATACGGATAGGGATGTCGAAGGTTCAGATTCATTCCAGCCTGACGACGTTGAAACACCATATCGTAGTTCAGGGCAACTTGATCAAAAAGGAGAGCCTGATACTATACTTCAGTATTATGAGATGTACGAACCAATTCGTGTACAATATTATAACCTTTCAGTACAAATTCCCCCACCCGAAGCTGAAATGGAAGAAGCTAAAGAAGGTATTGATGCAGCCATTCAACAGTTTGCTCAAGAACTAGAAGTCCAGTTCCTAGAGAAAGAGAAAGAGTTAAGAGGTGCTGTCGAACGTGGTGAAATGATACCAGAACGCTATGAGTTAGAGGTTGAGAAGGCTCAGAGAATGATGGGTCAAGCTGTACAAGAACAGAAGTCATTGCTCTACAATAAGGCTAAAGAAGAATCATCTAAGGTAGAATCTAAAATAGTTACTGAGGATGAATATGAAAAGATTAAAAGAGTAATGGGTGATCAGATTCTAGAAGCTATCCCTTACTTTGAACGTAAGATACGTAAAGAGTGTGCTGTAGGAGATCAGTTCCTTTATGAGCAAATTCTTAATATCTCTCACTCACCTTTAATACCAATACCATACTTACATACACAAACACCATACCCTATGAGTGCAGTAATACCATTGATTGGTAAGCAACAGGAGATTAACAAGTCTCATCAGATCATGGTACATAATGCTAATTTATCATCTAATCTACGATGGATGTTCGTAGAAGGAGAAATTGATGAAGATGAGTGGGAAAGATACTCTGGAGCTCCAGGAGCTTTGCTCAAATATAGACAAGGCTTTTCTGCAAATGGGCCACGTGAGATTATGCCTCAGAATATCAATAATGCGTTTTTCACAATTGAGCAAGATTCAAAGAGTGATATGGAATATATTGCTGGTATACAACCACCTTCAATGGGCATTTCTCAGGGTAATGACGAGACATATAGAGGGTTCCTTGCCAAGGATGAGTATGGAACAAGACGTATCAGGTCATGGATCTCAAATGTCGTGGAGCCAGCTTTGGAACACTTGGGTAGAACTTTCCACGAGTATGCGAAAGATATCTATTCGATCCAGAAAATCTTCAGGATTGTACAACCGAATCCAGGCGGGGGCTTTGACGAGCGACAACAAGAAATAAATGTACCTATCTATGACGATATGGGCGTTGAGATTGGACGCTACAATGACTATGGTTCTGCTAGGTATGATGTAAGAGTTATAGCTGGATCTACGCTACCTATCAATAGATGGGCAGTATTAGAAGAGTATAAGACGTATCTTGAGATGGGTGTTATAGATGATATAGCATTTGTTCAAGAGACTGATATAAAGAATAAAGAAGCCTTGTTGAATAGAAAGTCTATGTTAGCACAGTCACAACAACAGGTACAGGCTATGGATGAAGAGATCAAACAGTTGAATGGTGATGTGGATACTCTAAGAAGACAATTACTCCAGATGGGTATCAAGGATGAACTCTCTACAGCTAAGATGGAAATAGATAGGGCTAAGACTGAGACTAAGGCTATGGATAAGTTAGTACAGGAGCGTATGAGAGATAGTTTAAAGAAGGCTAGGGATGATATGCAGTTGGAAATAGACAAGCTAAGTAATGATATAAAGGCTAAAACTAAGACAAATAATCAGAAAAAATAAAAATAAATAAAATAAAGCTTGACTTTTGAAGATTTATTTCGTATATTACAACTTGGCACGATTTGTGCTATAAAAAAAGGAGGCATTATGTTTATTGAAAACTTGGCGGATAACAACGTCAACCTCAATAACTTGCCAGAAGACGGGGTGACCCCCGTAGATAAGAATAATACTCAGCCAGCAGATTTTGATTTAGGTAAATTTTTTGACACGATGGAAAGACAAGTCAACGGGGCGGTCTTTGATACGGAGCCTGCTGTAACTCTTGGAGAACAAGATCCAGCACAACCTCAAGTACCTGACCAAGGTAACGTCAGTGAACCAGAGAATGTTTCTGCTGAGGTAGCAGAACTTAGGAAGGAGCTAGACTTACTTAACAAACGGTATTCAGACTCTTCTACTGAGGCTATTAGGTTAGCTAAGGAACAGAAAGAGATGGAACAGTATAGAGATTATGTTCCAATATTGAAAACTATGCGTGACGATCCCCAATTGATTAATCATGTCCGTGACTACCTCGAAGGTAATGTTACTCCAACATCTGTTAAAGATGGGCTTAACTTACCAGAAGACTTTGTTTTCGATGGCGACGAGGCAGTTAATGATCCTAACTCCGGTTCAGCCAAGGTATTACAAAATATGATTGACAGAGGTGTAGAACACAAATTAAGACAACACACTCAAGCTCAACGTCAAGAGACTGATCAACGTGAACAACTGAGATCATTCAAAGAGAAGATGGGCATGAATGAAGAATCTTATAATGAGTTTGAGAACTTTGCCAAGAATAGGAATCTTACTTTGGAAGATATCTATTATCTCAAAACAAGAGAGACTAGGGAGAAGGCAATTGCCAAGAACGCTATTGAAGAGAGAGATAAACAGTTACAGAAGATGCGTAATCAACCTCCTTCAATGGCAGCCCAAGGTGGCTATGATGAACCTGTAGATGAAAATGCAGAAGTATTTAATGCAATAGCCAAGGCAGCAAAAGGAGCAAGCTTCTTCGATTAATTAATAAGGTGGTAAAAGATGTTTGCTGATACTTTAACACTTTCTAATTTTACTGGTCTGACCGAAGGTTATGCTGCGTCCAGTGGATCTACCCTTGATACGGGTGATCTAAGACGACGGTATAATTTTGGTTCTATGGTGTCTAGCTTGAATATTCCCCAAGATCCGTATTTTAGATTTTTATCAATGCTTCGTAAACAATCAGTGGATGACCCACAGTTTAAGTTTACTGAAGAACGTCCTTCTTTTCATAAGCGTTATGCATATGTAGTTGACCATGGTACTACGTCTGCTGTAGGTAATACAGGCGATGCTACTGTAACAGCTACTAATATTGAACAGGGAGATACGTACTATTTCAAATTAAAGACAGATTATAAATCAGCTGGAAATGTCGGTTCTCGTTTTGGACAGACAGGTAGTAAAGTAGATATCGGTGATACAGGAACAAGACCAGCTTTCTTATTTGCTGGATTAATACTTAAGGTTCCATTCGGATCAGCTTATAATACTCCAAATGATTATATTATGGCTAAGGTAGAATCAGTTACTTCTACTGCTAGCGAATCTGTAGTTGTTAAGACTACGATTCTCCGTACACTAAAAACTTCTACTAACAATGAACTTCAATGGTTGTCTGCTACTGCTCCTATGGATGAAACTTATACTTATCCACAGGCTACGACCCTTACAACTAATCTTGAATCAAAGAAAACCTATGTGAGTGGTAACGCATTTGCTAAAGGATCTGGATATCCAGACACCTGGGCAGATAGTCCCTATTCAACTGGGTATGGTTTGACTCAGATTTGGAAAACTGCATTGGGAATGGACAACACAACTCGTGCTACCGTACTTAAGTATGCTGGTAACGAGTGGGCTCGTATTTGGGCCAATAAATTAATTGAACATAAGTGGGATATAGAGACAGATCTTCTGTTCTCTAGCCAGTACACTGACGCTGATGGTGTTCAGTATACTCAGGGCCTTATAGACTATATTGTTAATTACGGTACAGTCTTTAGTCTCACCCATTCATCTAAAACTTGTGACGACTTCCTGGATGACTTATCCCAGTTTACAGATCCTCGTTATAATACTACCTCTGCCACACTATTTATGTGTGATACGTATACTTATAACTGGTTGA